AGTTGCATCCCCACTGGCTCCTACCTGTGCAAGCGCACGGTCTTCCACCGTGGTGGCTACCCGACGTTCGAGATCACGGGCGTGCCGGGCAGGACGCTCATCAAGATCCATCGAGCCAACACCGAGGAGGACCTGCTCGGGTGCGTTGGACTCGGGCTCACCCTCGGGGTGCTCAGGGTTACGGACGAGGACAGCCACCAGCTCACACACAAGCTGGCAGCTCTCGCCTCACGCAAAGCGTTCGATGCGTGGATGACCTCGATGGGCGACGCCGAACAGTTTACATTGCACATCGTTGACTACGAACCTCCGACAAAGGAAAGCACAATGAAGAAGACCTATGGCACTAAGAAGAGTGGCATGAAGAAGAAGCCCACCTACAAGACGACCAAAAAGAAGTAGGCCTAGCTGCCGAGCATCGGCAGCGTCCCCTTGGTCGGCCAAGGCGCAACAAACGGGTCGCGGATGAGCTCCCTGACGATCGTGGGCATACTCACGTCACCGGCTAGGTAGCGCCGTATCGTCCGCTCGTCGCGCTTCAGGCACTGCACTGCGAATTTTCTATCGCTTAGCCCTGACTCCTCGATGCGGATCCGCAGCAGCGCGATGTCCGTGGCGCGAGACCTGGCGGTGCGCTTCATCGCCGATCCCTGCCGGCGATGAGCCCAGCCCTGTACGACCCGAGCTCTCTGCTCGACCCGGTCACCAGTGTGGCTATGACCAGGCCGAGCGAACCTCCGGCTATGCCCCCAAGTACGAGGCCAGCGGTAAATGACATCATCACTCCTCCCTCCCTCTCGTTATTAATATTCGCCTCCCCACCGCGAAGCGCAGATGGGGCCTATGCCACGCTCTACCGACACCGGGTCGGTGAGCTGCCGCGAGCAGATCGCGCACTGGCCTGTCAGGCGCCCGTGCTCGCGAGCCTTGCCTACCGGATCCTCATCGATCGCCAGCAGCTCCTCGGCCGTCTCCTTAGCGGCGTAGCCCGTTGGGTGGAACACGCCGTCCGGGGTGATCTTACCTTGGTACTCACCGTTGCGCTTCACGTACAAGGATCCGGGGTTCCTGTTGCCGGCCTTCGGTGCTGCCTGCACCCGGAGCGCACCGATCACGATGCGTGGCCGCTTGATCTCTGAGCCAACCCGCTCGAACGCCTCGACCAGTCCGGGCACTGTGACGGCCTCCTGGGGCGCTGGGAGGCCCTCTGCCAGCTCTTGGAGCGTGACCACTGGTGCTGGCGCCTCTGGCGCCTTGGGAGCCGCTACAACGTCGAGGCTGGCGTCGAGGACTTTCTGCTTGTCCACGACTAGGTGGACCTGCCGTGCGTCGATCGAGTCATCGACCACGAGGTGCTGCACTAGCACGCTGTCGTGCTGGCCGATCCGGTGGCAGCGATCTTCGCACTGGCTCAGGTTGCCCGGCACCCAGTCGAGCTCGGCAAAGACGACGTGAGAGGCGTGGGTCAACGTGATGCCCACTCCTGCCGCACCGATCGAGCCGATGAAGTACTGAACGTCGCCGCGCTGGAAGCTCTCTACGGCCGCCTGACGCTCTTCGGTAGTGTGGTCACCCGTGAGGGTCACCGCGTCGAGCTCGGCTGCTAGGGCCGCCACCACGTCCTTGTGGTGAGCGAAGACGACTACCGGGTGGTCGATGGCCTTGAGGTGTTCGAGGATCGCGGGCACCTTGGCTACCGCGAGACGGTGCCGTACCTCCGAGAGCTCCTCGAAGCGTACCTCGGGTGACGTGACCTCTAGTGCTGCCTCGGCGAGCTTCTCCAGCCTGAGCTCCTCTGCGTAGTCGCGGCCGTCGAGCACGATGACCTGACGCTGCTTCGCCGGCAGCTCTTCGAGCACGTCGGCCTTGAGGCGACGCACGAGGATGGAGCTGCGGAGCTGCTCTTGGAGCTCGGGTAGGTTCGATGCGCCACTGAAGTCCCAGCCCCAGTTGTTGCGGTGGGCGTCGCAGAATTTTTTTCCGAACCCGAAGAAGTTGCCAAACTTCTCCGGTGCGAGGTAGCCAGCTAGCGGCTGGAGCTCGATCGGGCGGTTCGGGATCGGCGTGCCGGTCAGCAGCAGCTTCCGGTCGGCTTGAATCGCGAGCGCGGCCTTGGTGCGCTTCGCCTTCGGGTTCTTGATGTAGTGAGCCTCATCGATGATGACGAGCCCCCATGTGCGTCCGTGCAGGTCGGCGGCGTGTTTCGTCAGCACGTCGTAGTTGATGACGACGATGTCCGGGGCGGCTGGGAAGACCTCGCCGCCGCCGTTCACGATGTCGATGTGGCGCTCATCGACCAGCCACCGCTGGAGCTCGTTCCTCCAGTTGAGCTTGAGCGAGGCGGGGCAGACCACGAGCACGGTCTCGGGGCGCGTTGCGTTCAGAACGCCGATAGCCTGAATCGTCTTGCCGAGACCCATCTCATCGCCGAAGAGCGTGGCGTCGCGGCCGAGCGCGTAGGAGATGCCAGCACGCTGGAAGGGCAGGTACTCCAGCCCGTCCGGTGAGGGGATGTCGATAGTCGCGTCGGTAGCGCGTGACGCCTCGACGCGGGCCTCGACCTCGGCTTGGTCCGGGCGCGTCCACTCGGACACCTGCCACGAGCCGTTGTACTTCTTGACGCCGTAGCCGGCGGCCTTCACGGCGTCCTTCTGCTCGCGCCACAGCTCCCAAAACTCAGGGGTGGGGGTGGCCGAGCGGACGGTGCGCCCATCGGCCAACTCCCGTGTGTCGCCCCACTGAAGTTGGATGTTCACGATTTTTGTTCTCCCGCTGAAGGGGTCCTTTTCCGTGACCCAATCTAGGGGGACATATGACCTACCCGCAAGGGCGCTTCTCACAACGGTTCTAGCTCGATGACCAGACGTTTGTCCTTCCTGTCGATGAACTGCTCGGGGAAGCCCTCCCATTCGAGGTGGGCGGGCGAGTCGTCCACGATGAACTTGCCCACCAAGTAGTCCTGCGGCCACTTCATACGGGCCGCAAGATTGTCGTGATCCATGAGGTTGTGGAGGTAGAACGTGGCGCGGATCCGGCACCGCTCGTATGGCTCTCGGGGCGGTGGCGCTGCCGCCCGGCACCGGAGGTAGTAGGCATTCTTCAACCTCGCCTCAGTTCTCCAGTGCCACCTGCTGTTGGCTCGATTAGCCGGGAGTGGCAAGATGAGGTTGTGTCGATGGTAGAGGACTGGCTTGCTCATTGAATCCTACTGATGAGGTCGGGGTCTACCCCTTCGAGCACGGCGATGCACTGGGCGGTTGTTGCCTGTGCGCTCACCGCGAGCTCGTGCCAGTCATCAACGTCAGAGCTGGTCGTCCTCATAGCCACCAGATAGGTAGCGAGCACCAGCAGGCCGGCCGCCAAGACCGCCAGGCACATCGTCAGCACTTTGTCGAGGTCAATCATTTGTAGTCCTCCTCATAAGGCAAGTCATGGAGATACTCAAGTAGGCTTCCCGTGTGGATCACTCCCCCCTCCTGCTTCGTACATAATCTGAGATGTCTTGCACCGACACCATCGTGATCACTCCCAGCACATAGCCAATCGCGAGCGTTATCCAGAAGTGGTCTGGTCCGCAGTGGTAAATCATGCCTCCTCCTCCCACATAAGTTGGTAGTGTGCGGCTAAGCTCTTCACCGCTGCCTTTGTCGTGCAGTACCTGTACTCGAACTCCTCTTCGCCGAGCTCGTCGTAGTCTCGGTGAGCCCGGAAGCTCAGCGGCACGATGTCGTGGTAGGTGCCACCGGACCCCCGGCTCTTCATGTGTGCGTTGTGGCTCTGGCCTTCGAGCCCGGTGAGCGCACACGGCAGGTCGCGGATCCACTCGACGCGCTCCCGTGAATGGAAATTCCTGGCGAAGAGGGCCTTGGTCCGCTCGCTCTTGCGCCCTGCCGTCGTCTTCACCGGGGCCCCGTGATCTTTCTCACCCGCCGCTCGATGATGTCCATCAGCTCTGGACGGCGCAGCACCAGCTCGTCAGCTACCCAAGGGGCGAAGGTGTTGTTGACGCGCTCCCGGTGCACCGCCCTGTACTCGTGAATGTAGCCGAGCACCGAGAACCTCTCCTCTCCCTGTCGCATTGCGTCCATCGCCGCACGTTCGGCTTTCGCCATGAAGGCCACGCCTTCCTCGCTCAAGGCGAACGCGATGAACTTCTCGGGGCGCGAGTCGAAGCGGGTGTAGGGTGTGGCGGCCGGGCCCGTAGGTGGTGCCGGCACGTAGCTGTCGCCAGTAGGAGGGGGCGCCCCGTCGCTGCTCATCGAGCTCGGGCGCTTGGCCTCGGTGACCGAGAACATCTCGCGCTGGTCGTCGCTCATCCCCCGTCCAGCCTGCTCAGCGCGTTCAGGTGGGCGACGGCCGCCCGGTCCCAT